AATGTATTCTATAGTGAAATGGCTGGCACGAAATGCACAATAATGTTCATTGACTTTTAATTATAGATATGGTATTGTATATTTGTTAATGAGCATAAAACATTTCCTTAGGACAGGAAAGAACATGAAAGGAGGAATCTATGAAATAATCACTATACAACAAGATGAGTTTGGTAGTTCGTTAAATGAATAAACGAACTGATTATTAATGATTTAATTATCAAAGGAGGAAAAGCTATGCCAGAGAATTTAATTGTAGAAGCAAAAATACCGGAAAAGAAAGACGGAGATAAGGTCATCAGAAAACAGCTTGGACCTGTTCAAATCACCGTCGAGACTGGAGCTACTACTAAAGAAATGATTGAGATGTTCGGAGATAAGGCTGTGAAAAGCAACGCAGATTCAAACTGGACTGTAACTGTTCAATCTAATATCAGAGCTCGCTTGCTCAAAGGTGAGACCGCTGAGCAGATTCAAGCAGCTCTCGGCTCAGCCAAAATGGGTGTTGCCGTGAAGGGTGCAAAGATTGACCCGATTCAGGCTTATTTGGCAATGTTTGCCAATGCTACACCGGACAAACAGAAAGAAATGTTGAAAGATCTTCAGGCCAAAGCCGCCGGCAAATAGTCGACAGTAAGCTGTATTCACTTATAAAAGCCCTCTCAGAAGGCTGAGAGCTAAATCTGAGAGGGTTTTTTCCAAGATTTAAAAATGTCCCAAGTCTTACTTAGTTGATAATAAATGAAAGAGGAAAAAGCTAATGTCTGAATCTAAATTCCCAAGCCACCGTTGGAAGAATATAATGAAGGCGTACCCATTTACTGAGAAACGCTTGGCAAAGTGGGAGCCTCCATATATAGTACAACCAAAGTATGATGGTGTCCGTTGTAGAGCTATTTCTGTTGCAGGACTTAATAGCAATACCTGCTTACTCCTTTCAAGTGAAGAAAATGTTATCTATAGTGTTCCACATCTTAATAAAATTATAAGTAGTATTAATATTAAGCCTGAACTCGATGGAGAGCTCTACTGTCATGGAATGAGTTTTGAAGAAATCTTATCCATTACCTCACGCACTGTTAATCTCCACCCTGACCACGAAAAAATAAATTTCCACTGTTTTGATACAATTACTAAAGAATCTCAGATGAAACGCATTCTTACTATTGAACACCTAAAAAACTTTGACCCTTACATAGAAATTGCACCTTTCTGGATTTGTTATACTTTAGATGATGTAAAACGGACTTATGATAAAGTTATATCTCTTGGTTATGAAGGTATCATCATTCGTCATAAGATGGCACCTTACGAATATAAACGCTCACTATATGTAATGAAGTTCAAACCAAAGAAGTTTGACACTTACCAAATAATAGGGTGGAAAGAAGAAGTATCCAAAGATGGCATACCTAAAGGGCGCATTGGTTCTTTGATTATGTCCTCTCAATCTGGAGATGAGTTTGCTGTCAGTGCAGGACTTAATGATGAGAAGAAAAATAGTCTTTGGAAGGTTAGAGATGAACTTGCTGGAAGGGATGCAGTAGTTCATTATCAGCATTTAACTGATAAGAAGATTCCAAGAGGGAGTTTTAATATAGAAGTAATTGAAAGCTAATTTAAAAAAAGGAGACTATTTTAATGAAAGGAAATGAAAAAACATTACCAACTAATTTAGATCGTGGCATACGAAGAGAAGTTGAAACTCTTTTTTCCAACGGTATTAAGACGTTTGAATCTGCCGCTAAAAAGGCACTGGTTGAACTGGAGGCAAAAAAACAGGCGGCGGCGCGGACACTCAATAAATATAATAAGGAGAACAAAATGAACGTACAAGTCCCACTAAAAGAACCACAGGTAGAAGTAGCAGTAAAGACAGCCACAGATGTAGCGGAAGGCCTTTTCAATAAAATTTCGGAACTAAAAGACAGGCTCAAGCCAGTTTTGAAAGTCATTCTGCAGGAAGGCGATGAGGGAAGTGATCGAGTCGCTTTATCGACTCCATTAGCCGAAGATATCTTCCAAGTAGGGGATCGCGATAGGGCTTCTCGGGCAATCGTAGATGATATTTTGGATAGGCTGGAAATTTAACAATATAAAAAAGGAGAGTAAAAATGAAGAAAAAATTTTTTATTGCAGGAGTTCAGTTTAGACCAAGAGATGAAATTAATAGGGCTGCAAAACTCATGAAGGAAGGTGATGAGTTACTTTTAGAAGTTGAGCCTTCTAATAAGTATGACCCTAACGCAATCAAAATTTTATTTGTAGATGTCGTAGAAGGAGAAAGACGAACAACTTTTCTTGGTTATGTTCCAAAGAAATTTTCTTCTGAAATCTCAGCATTGATTGAGTTAGATAGCCCTCTTGTTTGTGTAGTTGAAGCAGTTGATGCACACAAAATCTATGCAATGTTCAAAGTGATAATCAAGGACGTTTACGAAGAAAACGAAGATAAATAACTTTAGGAGGTAAAAGATGAAATTTTATTGCGCAAACTGCGGAATGCAGCTTAAGCACACTAGGAAGGCTCTGCCAAATTTAGGTGTTATTATAGACTTAATAGCCTACCACGAATGCCCTGGAGAAATCCTACCACTTGAGATAGACCCAAAAATAGTTGTAGAGGCTCCTCCAGTTGAGGGAAAGGATAAGTTCGTCAAATCATTAAACGATCTTAAACAAACTAAGAATATATTTAGAGTAAGATCAGAAGGTGATGCGATGAAGCGCTCATCTATGACAGGCACTGATGATTTACGAGACAGGCGTTTTCATCAAGGACCTGAAGTACACTCTTCAGCACCACCTAATGTTCTTGACCAAGTTAATTCTACGGATAAGCACATTTCTAATCCTGAGCACGACTTGGGAGACGATAACTTTAATCATGAAATGGAAGGATAACAAATGGCTACCAGACATGTCTACATTGTTAATAAGAGCTCACATGACTTTAAAGAAGCTGAGAAATATGGAAAGGTAGTATTTCTCAGTGAAGGCTCAATGAATCGCTATGCTACTAATTCAATGGTAAGACAATTTGAAGAGGCTATGAAATTGTCTAAAGGTGATGATTACATAGTCCCTTGCTCTCTCAATGTTATGAATAGTATAGCATGTGCCATCTTTGCCCACAAGCATAGTAGTCTCAACTTGCTCCTATTCAAAGATGGTATTTACATTGAGAGGAATCATATACTATAAAATCACACCTTCTTGACAAATACAAATTTGTGTGATATAATAAAATAAAAAGGTTGAGTTTATGGAATATATACTAAGTGAAAGGATAATAAGAATATGTTAACTTTGAAAATGTTAAAAGATATGCCGCCACATACTATCTTTGCAACAGGTATTGCAAAGGATAGTGTTGAAGAATTAAATATGTTTGGAGGTGGCAGAAATTTAAGATGGGTTGCTAAGCGTGGAGGAATATACGATTGGGCAATCTACGCACATCATAGTGACTATTCAATCTCAGAAGTTGCGTCTATTGGTGATAAGGTATTTGAAGAAAACCATATAAAGAATTTAGTTCCCTGTGATGATGAAGCTTATGCAATGTATAGGAGGTAAGATATGCTAGAACAGATATATTGTTTAGCTGGTTATTTTGAGCCTGGCGACCTTACAAGATATCAAATGGTTGCTGTAGTTATACATGGAGCTGTTGAGGTTATAGTATTAAATGATGGATTCTTCGATAAGATATCTTTTGTTTTAAGTAGTGGTAAATTCTGTGGGTCGTTTCTTGGTGACAAAACTAATCCTTGGACTATCAAAGCAGCTCATAAATTTATGGAAATTTCTTAGAAAGGAAAAATGAAAGATGAAAAAGCTGAAAGCGGTAATTGCAAAGATTGATTTCAATTCAGGAGGCAAACTTCAACGTTGGACTATTGGAAAACTCAGTGATGAAATAAGTGGCGCACTATACCTTCAAAAGGATATAGAGCTTCCTTGTGAAGTCACTATTGGTTTTCTCAACAAGAACAGAAAGGAGTAAATCATGAGTTTTCCTATATCATATCACCCTTCTTGGGAAATAAAGGATTCGTCTAAAATAGATGACTATATTCGTTGTCCGAGATACTATTTCTTTCATCATATGTTAGGGTGGTCTCTCGATGTACCTGAGCATGATTTAGTCTTCGGTGACGCATTTCATCATGGTAGAGAACATCAACTTCTTTTCGGTTATGATAAGATTGAAGGAGCTTACAATGCTTTTCTAAATGTTTATCGTAAAACCTTTCCTCCAGATACAGATGCTCTTTATCTTCCAAAGACACCAACTGCTGCATTACATGCTATTCAACAATTTGCCAGTGACTATTCTAGAGACTTAATAGACAATGAAGTTGTTGAGATTGACGGGATTAAAATGACTGAGATGGCTGGAACTGTTCCTGTTGATGAAAAGCGTGTTCTCCACTACCGAATGGACTCTATCATGAGACGTATTGAAGATGGAATGATTTATAGTTGGGACCACAAAACTACATCAGGAAAGTGGATACATGATACTAGGTGGGACAGAGACTTATTTCTATCTATTCAAAACGGAGCTTATACTCACTGTCTATACTGTCTATTTCCTGTTGACCAAGTCTTAGGTGTGGAGTTTGACAAGACTGGATTTGAGTATCTTAAAAGAGGGAGTGTTAATCGTCCGGCTGGCTATCATGCAACTACTAGACGTGTCTCTGCTTTTAAAACTCCTGAGCAAATGAACACTTGGCTTTGGTTAGTTAATACAATCTTAGACGAAATTGAAAGAGACTTAGACCGTCTATCTCATTGCAGTGAAGACGATGAAGTTCTTATGGCTTTTAGACAGAATCCTAAGTCTTGTTCAGCCTACCGAGGATGTGAGTTCCACGACTATTGTTTAGCGTGGCAGAATCCACTTCGCCGTAGTTATGAACCACCTCTAGGGTTTATCAAAAAGTTTTGGAATCCTGCAGAGCGTGAGTCTACTGTGAAGAAAGACTTAAAACTTGAAAGGAGAGAATCGTTATGACAATGTCAAGGGCTTTATGGAGTAAGATTGGTGACGCATTTCATCATGCTAGAGAATATCAACTTCTTTTTGGTGATGTCCATTTTCTTTTACATACTTTGTTAGACTCAAAAGATTGGCACCTTACTGATGATGTTAAAATAGCCATTGAAAAACTAGTACAAAAAATAAATGAAAGTAAATATGAGGAGAATTAACAATGGCTTACGATGCTACTGCTGAATTAGAAAGAGTTAAAAAATATTATGCAGGAGACCCTCTCCAAAAGCGCTTTAGTGCTTTAGTTACTGGAGAGACTAACACGGGCAAAACTTATTTATTAAGGACTGCACGATTACCTGTTCACATAGATTCATTTGACCCTGGTGGAACTAAAGGTCTAAGGGACATGATTGCATCTGGAGATATAGTTGCTGATACAAGGTATGAAAACGATGACCCTTTTAATCCCAAAGCCTATGCTGAATGGAAGAAGACAACCGACATTAGATTTCAAATAGGTTATTACAATCAGTTTGGAACTTACTGTCTTGATTCTGCTACGACTTTTGGTATAGCAATTATGAATTATGGTCTTTCAAGTAAAGGTAGGTCTGGCGAATCTCCTCAAATGCGTCTTGACTATCAACCACAGAAGACCGAGATGACCAATTACTTTCGCAAACTGATGAACCTCCCTTGTGACTTTATTCTTACTGGGCATCTTAGGGAACTAAGAAAAGTTATTTCAATGGATAAAAAAACAGGTATAGTGAGAGAGGAAATAAAATTTCGATTTTACACTACTGGTCAAGCAGTTATTACAATACCACTATTATTCGATGAGATCTATGTTCTTACTGGAACAAATGACAGAGATGGAGTTAAGCGTGAAATGCTCATTGATTCATTAGGTGAATACATAGCCCGCTCACGACTGAAATCAAAGGGATTTCTCAATGCTATTGAACCACCTGATATTAAAGCGGTATTGAAGAAGGCTGGATTTGAATGCCAAGATAAACCAAGGCTGATGAAGAAAGTAGAAGAAGAAGTATAGAAACCATTTAACAAAAGGAGGAGGTATGAAAAATGTTGGTTAGCAGTAAAATAAAAGCGTTGTTGTATGATAACTATTAACAAATAACTTTAAGGAGGAAACAAAAAGATGTTAACAGACTACAGTAAAATGGAAAAGGAAATTGCTAACGTTCCTGAGCCTACTACTTTGAAAAAGGGAATCGAAGTTAAGGCTCGAATTATCTCTGTGAGAGTTGGAGTTGTCGACAAAGAAGAAAGTGACTATGATGGTATATCATACTTCTCTGTCGCTTACGAAGCCGTGGATGAACCAACTGCTAAGGAGTTTAATGATTTCTTCTGGAACCTTGTAGACAGGGATAAGCTCGCTGATATTTCTGAAAAGGCAATGTTGTCTGCTATCAGGAAATTCAGCAAGTTTGCCGATGCTTTTGGTCTCGATTACAGTCGACCCTTCGATCTCGAAGACGACCTTCCTGGAAAGATAGGTTGGGTAATCGTAGGCACCAAGAAGTCCGAGGAGTACGGAGACCAGAATACAGTGCAGAAGTACCTTCTTCCAGCCGGTGTTTCGGCAGGCGACACTCAGAAGTCAAATGAGGTTCCGTTTTAAGTTTGTTTAACCGATAAACAAACTAATTTCTAAATCTGGCAGTGCTCGAAAGAGTGAGGGGGAAAAAGCATTCTAATAATAGCACCAAATTGCCACTGCCTTTTGACAAGAGAATTAAGGAGAGTTAAAATGAAAAGAAAAACTTTTAATATCATAGTCAATAGCAGACTATCCATGTGCAAGAAAGTCCTTGCTGTAAAGGCTACTGATTATGCAAATGAGGAAGACAGACTTCACAATTTTAAGTTGGGAGCTGTACTTGTTCGGCAAACTCCAAAGCAGTATGCTTTAGAGCTTGTAACAAAACATTTCGTGGCTATTGCCGATAAGATAACAAATGATGAAGTGATGGAGCCTAAATTTGTTACAGAGAAGATAGGAGATATTATCAACTATATGCTCCTCATCGAAGCCCTCAATAAAGAAAGACAATAAAAAAGAGAGAGAAAGATGACTTGTAAAAATTGTGACCCTTCATTAATGTTTCCAGGTAAGCTGGTAAAAGTTACACCAGATCTCAAAAGATGTTCTATATGTGGTGATGTATTAGATCATACTAAGTATATTCGTAAGGTATCATCTGCTTGGGATAGTTACTTTCATAATATCTGTGTTGCAGTCGCAAGCAAGTCACCTTGCCTCTCCCGCAAAATTGGGGCTATCCTCGTGAAGGACCACTCTATAATATCTACTGGCTACAACGGTCCTCCACGAGGTATTCCTCATTGTGGTCAACCTAGACTATTAAGTGACAAGGTACTTAGTATAGAGATAATGAAGGTAATGAAAGAACTAACGAGGAAAAGAGTAGATACTGAATGTCCTCGTAAGCTTCTCGGCTATCCTTCAGGGACTCATATGGAACTTTGTCCAGCTCAGCATGCGGAAGCTAATGCAATATCTAATGCCGCTCGTATTGGAGCACCAGTTTTAGGTTCAACTTTATATATGAACTGTGTTATCCCTTGCAAAAACTGTTTTGGAGCTTTAATCAATGCTGGAATAGTAGAAATAGTAGTAGACGATACAAAGACTTATGATATTTATACGCAATACTTAATAGATAATTCTTCAATAAAAATAAGGGAGTTTAACCTATGAAAATTGGCATCTACGGTTATGGTATAGTTGGTAAAGCAACTGAGGTTATGCTACATAAGTTCTATAAACGACCTTTTGAGTTATTCATATATGATCTGGATATAATTGACACTGTTATACATAAATTAAAAAAATGTAAATATGTCTTTGTATGTGTTCCTACTCCTCCAAAAGAAGATGGAACTTGTGACACTTCTATTGTAGAAAAAGCTGTTAAGAATA